CTTAACGTACAGATAGCCTCCGCTCTCCACGATGGAGAAGTTGGTCGTGACGAGATTGGCTGCGTTCGTCGCATTCGTCGCGTTGGTAGCATTCGTCGCATTGGTAGCGTTCGTGGCGCTGGTGGCGCTGGTGGCGGTCGTAGCCGAGGTCGCAGTCGCCGCGTTGCCGCTGATGCTTATGTTCCAAGTGCCCGACGCGCCGGAACCAGTAGCCGACGGGACGCTAAGGTTAGATCGAGCAGTTGCCGCATCGGTTGCACCCGTACCGCCGTTGGCGACAGCGAGTGTGCCGCCGAGCGTCAGCGTTCCCGACGTCGTGATTGCGCCGCCAGTCAGGGTGAGGCCCGTTGTGCCCCCTGATCCAGAGACCGAAGTGACCGTACCAGTATTGCTCGTAAAACCTGACGGGTTGCTCGCGGGGTAAGCGCCGAGGGACGACAAGGCCGCCGCTGCGGATGTCGCGCCCGTACCGCCGTTGGCGACAGGCAGAGTGCCGCTGACTTGCGTCGTGAGGCTGACGCCAGACAGCGTGCCGCCGAGGGTAAGCGAGCCAGACGATGTGACCGTGCCGGTGAGCGTGATGCCGTTTACCGAGCCTGTGCCGCTGACAGAGGTGACAGTGCCGTTGCCCGTCCCCGCGCCGAGGTTAGCGCGCGCCGTTGCGGCGTCAGTCGCGCCGGTGCCGCCTTGTCCGATGGACAGAGCGGTGGTGAGACCAGCCAACGATGTGATGTCGGAGTTTGCGCCAGAGCCAGCCGCACCGAGGTTAAGCCTCGCGCCGGAGGCACTGGTCGCGCCGGTACCGCCATTTGCGATTGCGAGCGTACCCGCGAGTGTCAGCGTGCCTGAAGTTGTGATTGGCGAACCGGTGAAGGAGAGGCCAGTCGTGCCTCCCGACGCGGCCACTGACGTAACTGTACCGCCGCCAGCGGTAGACGTGATGGTGATGCCACCCGCACTGTTCGTGATGCTGATGCCCGACCCAGCCGTCAGGGTCGCCTTCGTGAGCGTGTTGCCTGTGCTGTTACCGATGAGCAACTGCCCGTCGGTGTATGTCGTTTGGCCTGTGCCGCCGTTGGCGACAGGGAGCGCGGTGCCCGACAGCGAGATTGCCAGCGTGCCTGACGTCGTGATTGGCGAGCCTGTTACGGACAGGAACGACGGCACAGTCGCCGCAACGCTGGTCACCGAGCCTGAACCCGTGCCGACGCCCACGCCGTTAATGAAGAGACCCGTCGCGTTGATTGTGCCCGTACCCTGAGCGCCACCCGTTGGCGCGCCGACCTGCACACCGCCAGAGGCAGTCAGTGCAGTGATGTCCGCGTTGCTGCCCGACTGGGCCGCGCTGAGGTTAGAGCGTGCGCCTGCGGCTGTCGTGGAGCCTGTGCCGCCCTGCGCGACGCTCAATGGCGTTGTGAGACCCGACAGCGAGGTGATGTCGCTGTTCGCGCCAGACGCTGCCGCCGCGATGGCAGAGCGGGCAGCAGCCGTTGTGGATGCCGTGAAGACGGAGGTGCCGATGCCCGTGCCGCCGAGGTTGGTCAGCGCCGAGGGCGCGTTGACCGCGCCTGTGCCGCCTTGGCTAATAGGGACTGTGCCGACAAAGGCCGACGAAGTGGTCGCCGAGATGATGTCGGTTCCGTCGCAATACAGAATGGCCGTTGCACCCTGAGCGACCAAAGTGGCTGTGCCACTGGCCGTCTTGACGCCGAGCGTAAACGCGCCAGTCGTGGCGTTGTTCACCCAGTATTGCTGCACCGTTGCGGGCACAACGATGTTGGCGTTAGACGCCAGTGTGCCTGTGAACTTGTACGCGATGCGGTTCAGCTCGGAACCGGCGAGCGTGTACGTGCCACCAGTGACGGCGATACTCGTATAGTCGAAGGCGAAGACCGCCTGCTGACCGAGGCCGATGGTGTACCACTGCACGCCGTCGCTTACGATCACGGCGCTGTCGCCCGGCTGCAAGCGCAGCGTGGACGCGGCGTTGATAAGCTCGGTGCCAGACGGATCGACAGTCAAGTCGCCCTGTCCGCCGTTGCGGACTTGCACGAACCAGCCATCGCCAGCGGCAACGGCAGTCGGCAGGTTCAACGTGCCGAGACCGCCGCCCCAGACAAAGACCCTTGCGCGGTCAGGCGCGGTCAGGGTGTAGGGCGTGATGGAGAAGTCGATGACCTCGTAATTCTGCGCGAGTTCCGAGCCGTCTGCGACCAAACCAGCGCCAGCCAGTGCTGCGGCTTGAGCCTGTGCGGTAGCCGCGCCGTAACGGAACGTGCGCCAGACACCACCGACAGTGGTGTTGCTGATGAGATACGCCTGCCACTGCTCGCCCGCGCCGATGCTCAGGATTGCGTTACCGGCGGCGTTATCGACCGTGATTGTGTCGGGGCCGAGGTTGTTGAACAGGATTGTCTGGCCGAGGCCGACAGACATCGCGTCGGGTAGTGCTATCGTGTACGGGCCAGTTGGCGTGATGTCGATGATGCGTGCGACGACATTGTTGCCGGTGGTGGCCTCAAGCGGCCACTCAAGGACGATGTCGCTGGTCAGCGCGAGGGCGAGATACGATACGTCTGAGGGGTAAATCGTCGTACCGCCGAAGACTTGAGTGAATGACGTGGACATTATTACGCCTCCTTGCGCACGGCGGATCGGTCTAAGATTTTGGCGAGGTCTTCGCCGTTCAACATTGCCGCCGCGCGGTCATACATGTTCTGCCAAACTGGGATGCGTTCGTCGTTCTTGAGGAACGGCGTTGCCTCAACCAGCGTGCCGTAGAGCAGAAGCTGCGGGGCGTATTCTGTAATCCAGTTCGTCTGCACGCTCTCGTCGAGCAATGGCGGCAGTTCGTAATACAGGATTTCGAATGGGTATTCTGCGTCCGGTGTCGGCGCAAGCAGCCAGTGGCTGTAGTCATAGTCGCTGTAGAACAGAGGCGTGTCCGTTTCCAACGCGTTCGGCCAATAGGACCGCAGATATTCGTAGACGCGGGCGAACAAGACTTTGCGGTTTTCCAACGTCGCGCCAGTGCCGATGCTCATCGACACCGTATCGCGCCAGCGATCAGGCTTTGGGTAGACAGACTGGCCCGCAGAGAGCGTTCCAGTCACGACGTTGATGAAGCCTTCAATCTTTAGTTCGCGGGCGATGCGACGCTCGGCAAGGTTGATTAAACGTGGAATTTGCTCAAAGACAATCGGATCGGACGCAAGCGTGTTGCCGCGCTCAAGGTAACGCTGCACGTCTTGTTTCAACGTCGTGAATGTCATAGCAGTGGCCATAACGTGCCCCTATATCAGATTTAGCGCATAATAACAGCCTTCGCTGCGACTGTCGAATTGTTTACCCAGCGAGGAATTGCGAAAGCAGAGCGAAAAATGCTCCGAGAGCCGCCAGACCACCAGCCAACTTAGCCTTGGGGCCGAGGGGAGCCTTTGGTTCGCCGTCCATCGGCAGGATTTTGCCTACAGCTTTCTTGAGGATTGCCTTCTCGGCTTCCTTCTGGATGAGTTTCTTCAGATTAAGCATAATCGTTCTCCTTACAACCAAGTAGCGTATTTCTTGGTCTTCAGTTTACGGTCATCGAGGCCGTGTGTGCCCCCGTTGATCCGCTTTGTCAGTGCGAGGATTGCAGCATCGTTGATGCCTTGGTCGCAGATGCCCCACAACTTATTACGGTCAAAGAACCACAGCGCACTTTCGATTGCCAGTTCACCCGCGACCAAATCAGGGTTGTCCATGATGTCTGGCCGGTCGATGTACTGCGACAGCGCCTTGTAGTTGTCATGCCCAGTGAGTTGGAGGAAGCCGCGCCCACGGAATTTCCACCCGTCGCCGCTGCTCTCAGGGCCGTTGCCCATGCGGTTCGCATAGACTTTGTTGGCAATCTTCATTGGCTGGCGCTCGTAAGCCTTGGCGAGTGCATCGGTCGGGAAGTACTTCCCAAAGATGCCGCGCAGACCCTTCGCGCCGTAGTTCAGGTTCTCGCTGGTCGCCTTCCAGTTGCCGCTCTCATGCGCGCACTGCGCGAAGAAGTGGGCGGCACGGTTCTTGTTCAGCTTGTAGTGCGCTGCGGCGGCCTTGAGCGTGCCGGGGCCGAACGCCCCGTCAGCCGTTACGCCGATTTTCTCTTGTAGTTTTGCAAGGCTCATCGTCCAGCACTCCGCCAATCAGGAAAGTCATTTTCGTCAACTACGCCGTCACCGTTGGCGTCATAGCGCAGGTCACCGCGATACTTCTCCCAAGGCTCCATTTCGTCATCATCGTCATCATCTGGCGTGTCGATAAAAACGGTGGCCTGCGGATCGTCGTATGTTTTCGGTGCCATCTCTGGTGTCAGGTCGAGCGGCGGCAGCGGTGCTGGCGCAGGCTCTTCTGGCTCAGGGTCGTTGCGGTCTTCCGGCGCTGGTGGGACCAGTTCGCCCTTCATGCCCATCAGGGTGGCGTAGGAGCCAGCCACAGCGCCGACAACCGAGGTCATGACGTATGACAGCAAGCCGAACACGTCCTTGTTGTCGATGATTTCGTTCGACACGAACAGGCCAACAATCATCGCGCAGGTGATGGCGATGATGACAAACGCCATTGTCTTAGCCGCCAGCAAAAGCGCCTTGATGCGCGCTTCCAATAGTTTATCTTCCATCTTTAGTCCTTTCCGGCCAGCGGGTTCGCCAGCGTCTTTTGAATACGTTCGGCAGTCTCAGCCTCAAGCTGCTTGATGCGACGCTGCTGCTCCTGATCCTGCTCACGCAGTTGTTCTATGACGGCGCGCTGCATGGCCATATTCTGTGCATCGCTGTTCCGGACGCTGCTCGACACCGCGTCAACTGTCTGACGCGTCCCGCTGACGCTGCTGGAAATGCTGCCCGTCATGTAATTCAGGGCTTCGCTGTTAATCTTGGTCAGACGCTCGACGCTCGTGACGCGCTCATCCAATACCGAGATGCGTCCTTCGATGCTCGATAGGTCGGGCGGCACATACGCCGCTGTGACTTCCTTCATGGTCAAGAACTGCTGATACACCTGAAAGCCAGCCCACAGACCGCCGATGATGGTTGATAGGGCAGCAAAGATAATGGCAATTTTACCACTGCTCAGTTTACCAATGCTGAAGCTGAAGCCGCTCTCGTCGAAGGCGACCTTGGGTTCCTCATCTGTACTGCTCATCTACCATCTCCTGCCAACGGGCATCATTTGTCTGCATCAGCCGATACAATTCAAAGTTTGCGTCTTGCAGCCTACGTCGGCTGTATATATCACGAATTGCGTAAAAGTCAGCCCTATCTTGCAAGGATGTCTGCGTGTACGCGGCGAAGCCCGGCACGGCTCCCATAGCTGAAATCGTTTCGCCCTGCCCCTCGGACATGCCGCTTTCGGACTGCGGCGCGTTTGCGGCAGAAACCGCAGGCGGAGGCGAACCGAGGCCCAGAGCCTCGACCGTGTTGGACACAGACATCGGGCTGCCTGCCGAGATTGCCATGTCCAGTGGCGATGACCCTTGCGACACAGACATGCTCGGCCCCTGCACGAACGACCCGCTGAAGGCGTTATCGAAGCGCACCTGCACCGTAAACGTGCTCGACGTCGATGCGTCCTGCGTCTCTTGCATGGTGCCGGTTTGCGATTGTAGACTGCCCTGCGCCTGTTGCGTCTCCTGTACGGCGGGGTCTTGCTGTTGTGTGCTGTCTTCGGCAGTTAAGCCGACTGCGGCCAACGCAGCGACTTCGTTGGGGTCAAGCCGCTCGGCGTCGTCGGCCTCAGCCACACTGACCTCCTCGGCAGTTTCAGCCTCCTCTGCGTCGGCTTCAGGCTCTTCTGCGGGTGTTGCAGTCTCAGCGGCCTCGGCGGCCTCCATGACCTCCTCAGCGCGTTCCAGCGCGGTTTCGGCCACCTCTTGCACCTGAGCTACTTGCTCTGGTTCAAGCTCCGTGCTCTGTTCCACGGCTTCGGTGGTGGCGGCCACAGGGTCGGGCGTAACATCTACGGCGGCTGGCGGACACGTCGGGTCCATAGGCGTTGCGTTGCAGTCAACGGCTACGACCTCTGGCTGAGGTGCAATCCACGACAAGAGGCCCGACTGGTTCTGTAGGAACTGCGCGTTGCGCCCGTAGAAGAGCGGGATATTGTCATCCGCAGTTGGGCCGGTAAGGCCCGCAGTAAAGTCGCGGTAGCCGGAGAAACCCAGATTGCCGAAGTTCAGCCGTATGTCGCCGTTGGCGAAGAGGCCAATCTCGAAGGTGCTGCTGTTGTTCGTGCCATACTCGTTCACGCCATACCAGCCGAAGAGGATTGAGCCGTCGTCGCGGCGATAATATGGGTTGCCCGTGTAGCTGATTAGGTCAGACCAATAGGCGTAAATCGTGTTGCGCTGCGCCATCTCGATGGGCTGGCCATTGCAGCACAGATGATTGCCGCTTTGGAACGACACAAAGCCGTTGCTCGACACCCAAACGTCAGTGAATATCTGGCCCCAATACTCAAAATCAAATCCGAGAGCCACGTTCCGCGTGTTATCGTCGCCTAAGTTTAGCGGCGTCATTGTGGTTGGAGCGCCGAGGATTTGCGGCGGGATAAGCGCAGGCTCGTAGGTCTGCGCAGCCGCAGATGTGCTGACCAGCAATGCCGCCAGCAAAGAGATTAGACGCTTAGTCTGCGTCGGGACGGCGGTCGGCATTTTCTTCCCATGCCGCTGTCGCAGCTTCACCGATTGCGCCCATGAACGGGCAGGGCGTTCCGGCCATCTCCATCGCCTTAAAGACGCGAGGGTCTTGGCACAGGAGGCTCACGGCAGCGACGCGCATACCCATGTCGTACAGGGTCTTCGAGAGCTTCATCCGCTCGCAGTTCTGATCGCGCACAGTGCGGCCAGCCGACAGGCCGATGATTTGCGTCTGCACTGCGCCTGACTGGCCGGTGGTGCAAAGGTCTTGGCTGTAGGACATCATGCTCGGCGCGATGGCGCTCGGAGGCGGTGACTTGATATTCTGGTCAATTATCTGACGGTTCACGCTCTCGCTGTAGCTTTTGCTGTCAGACACGTTGACGTTGTTGTTCTGGTTGACGTTGTTCGTCGTGCTGTTGATTGTGTCGCTGTTGATATTGCGGTTGGTGCTGTTGGACGTGCTATTCACGCTCTGATTTATCGTGCTGTTGCTCGTGTCATTATTGTAATTGTGGTTCGAGTTCGAGTTCACCGACGTGCTGGTTGACGTGTTCTGGTTGATATTCGTCATGGTGCCAGAGTTGATATTCTGGTTCACGTTCGTGCTGGTGGTCGTGTTGTTATTGTTGTTCGTCATCGTGCCAGAATTGACGTTATTGTTGTTATTCGTATTGGTTGACGTGCTGGTGGACGTGTTGTTGTTCGTATTGGTGCTGGTGGACGTATTTGTGTTGTTCGACGTGCTGTTGGTCGTCGTGTCATAGACGTATGATACCGGCGCAGGGGTTGTCTGCGCGAACACGAGAGAAGCCGCGCTAGTGGCGGCCACAAAGCCAAACAGAACCCGTTTCATCATCGATCCGCCTTATTATCCAGTTTGTCCTCGATCCGGCGGAGGTGCATCATCACCTCGTCGAACTTTTTGTCGATGGCGTTGAACTTCTCGTCACCAAAGCCAAGGCGCGCCTCCAAAAGCGTCAGCTTGTTGGTGAGGTTGACCCAGACGGTTATCAACGCCCCGATGAAGCTCAGGGCGGTGATAACA